TCATTTGATAAATGATTCCGTTTTCATCTTCCGAAACTATTTTGCAATCAGTTGCTATAATATCTTTTTTATTGAATTTATTTTTTTTCATATACCTAAAATTTTATAATCGTTATAACCAAAATAAACAGTTAGTTTATTATTCTCTTTAGCTTGCCTAAAAATTTCTTTATCATCAGAAATTAAGATGCCGTAATTACCGCAATCAAAATTAACTATAAACTTACTTCTAAATCCTGATGGAGACTTAAAGTCTCTATTTAACAATTTGCAATCAATTGTTATCGCTTCTTTTTGAATCTTATTTTGTTTATAAAATATTTCACAGGGAATAATAATAATAAATAAAGAAGCAAGTATTATTATCATAATTAACATTATATAATCAAATTTATCCCGCTTAGGTTCTTTAGGCGGATATTTTAAATCAGGGGGATATTGACCAAATTTGCTCTGTATATAATCACACGGAACCGCTGGCGGTATTTGTCTTGCTTTATCGTTTTGTTTCATTTTTTTATTAAATAGTTTTAGTATCATAGTCATCAGGAACTGCTGGTGGAGGTGGCAAAATTTGTTCATTACCCAAATTAATATGATTTTCTTTTTTGTATATTAATTCGACCATGTCAACTTTGTTGTCAACGCTAACGACAAATTCATTAGCACATTCAATAGCCTTTCTCAATCTATCTTCTGGACTTATGTTTAAGCCTTCTGTTGAATATAAACTAGCAATTGCGTGATATCTACCCGACCCCGTGGCATCATAATTCTTTGTATTTATGTTTAGTTGAAAATTACTATAAAAGTGATACAATTCTTTTTCATAACCAAATAAAAAAGCAGATTCTGTTAGGTTTTTTATGCCATCTTCAGACACCAGGCAATTATTCACATCAAACAGAGTAATTAAGTAATCAACTATTGTGTTATAAATGTAATCATCTGTGGTTTGACCAACAAATCTTTTTGGTGGATTAAATTTGTTTGTCAAAACTTGACCTACTCTATATGAGCCAGCAACCCCAAATATAAAATCCTCTTTTTTAAATACTTTAGGTTTTTTATCTTGGCAGTGCATAAACCCATTGCTTCCCCTTCCGTCACCAGCAATGATAATTTTTTCTCCCGTGTTAATTCCTACTATGCAAGTCATATTTTTTAAATTAAAGTTTTTTATTATTATTCGGTAGCGGTGTTGGCGGTGGTAATCTAATATCTGTTTTGTTGCAGTGATTATAAGCTCCGTAACGATTTATTCCCGGAGTTGCCAATATAATAATGTAAATAAAACAACCTATTATAAAACCAACAAACTGTAATATATTTATTAAAAATTCTATCATTATCTATAATTATTAATTGTTTTTTAGCCCATAGATTTCGTTATCTCTGGCTTCCAAGATAATGGTCTTGGTTTATCATTTTCAGTAGTTTGCGATTTAGATTCTTTTAAAATCTCCTCAATAACTTCCAAAGCTAACTTTGAAGCATTTCTTTCGCCAACTACGACTCCTTGCAAGAAACCTCCAATGTTGCCATCTCTAACATCACCCTCAAAGTTTGCCATTTGTTGTAATTTTTCTATTTTAGTAGTAATCATAGTTTTAATTAATAGATTTAGCTAAATTAAATGAAATTTCATTAACTTCTCCATCGGCATTGCTAAAAGAAGCGTTTAGATTATAGACGGGCAATATTGCCAATCCTTCGCAAAAAATATTAGCAATTATAATATAATGAAAAAAAGTATTTGCATAACTTCCCAATATTAAATCATTAACAGATTTTCTAGTTTCTTCATTTTCAACAAAAAAAGTTAAGGTAAAATTATTGATTATTAAAATAGCATTAATATTTCTGCTTTTAAATTCTTTAATTAATTTTTCTTTGGTAAACATAGTTATTTATAATCATTGATTGCAATTGTATCGTCTTTTTTCCAAGCCTCATGCATTTTCTCAAGCTCGAATAAGTTAGCGACTTCGATTTTATTTGTTAGATATAGAATTGTTAAATCTTTGTGTAATAAGTTCCAAACGCGATTACCAACGCCGTAATTAATCCATTTGTTGGAAATTGCTTCACTAAAATTATTTTGTATTGAGAACTCTTTTACTTTTCCATTATATGGCAATTCTTTTGTGTATTTTTTTAGAATCCATCTAAATAATTGATAGCTTCCGTTAAATTTAATATTTAAGTCAACCGCAGGTTTAATCATAGTTTTTCACATTGTTAAAAAATAATAATTTAGTAAAAATAAACGCACAATTTTTAAAAAGCAAATTATTTTTTAATGAAAAAAGAAATTAAATCACTTCCATTTGAAGTAAAGGGTATTCAAGAAGATGAGGAATATTTTACCTTCGATGGCTATGCTTCAACTTTTGGCAATGTAGATTTTGGCGATGATGCAATAATGAAAGGTGCATTTATGGCTTCACTTGCTAAAAACTCATCAGTTCCAGTGCTTTGGCAACATCAAATGAGCGAGCCAGTTGGCAAATCAATTCAGCTTAACGAAGATGAAAAAGGACTTTATATCAAAGCAATCCTTCCTAAAAGCGATACGCTTGTTTCTGGTCGCATTATTCCACAAATGAAAGTTGGTTCGATTCGTGAAATGTCAATTGGTTTTTTTACTAGAGAATCAGAGATGGAAAAAGGAATTAGATTGATTAAAGAAATTGAATTATATGAAGTATCGTTAGTAACCAAGGCAATGAATCCACAAGCATTGGTAAGCGGTTTTAAATCAATGGAATCAATAAGAGATATTGAGCAATCTTTAAAAGAAATGGGATTGTCAAACTCAGAAGCAAAAACTTTGATAAGCAAAGTAAAAGAATTTTCTAATCAACGAGAAGTTGAGGAAAAAAATCAGCGAGAGGCTGATATAAAACAACAAATCATCACAAATTTAAATAATTTTACAAACAATTTAAAATAACATTTTATGTCAGATAATTTTAAACAAGAACACATGGAAGCGTTAAACGCTCTTCGTGCTGGTGTTTCTAAAGAGATGGAAGAAAAGATTAATTCTTTCCTTGATGTCCAAGAAACTAAAAACCAAGCTAAATTTAAAGATATCCAAGAAAAAGCTAATAAAGCCGAAGAATTGGAAAATAGACTTAATTCAATCGAAGCCGACCTTAAAAGAGGATTGGGTGGAGAAGAAAAACAAGCTAAATCTCAAGAGTTAAAAGCTTTTGAAACTTACTTGCGTAAACAATCACAATTTTTAGGTCAAGAAGAGCTTAAATATCTTAGAACTGATGTTGATTCAGAAGGTGGATATTTAGTTCCAGCACCACTTGAAGGCGAAATTATCAAAAAAATTACAGAAATTTCAAATCTTCGTTCAGTTGCAAGAGTTAGACCAATGTCAACTAAAACTTCCTCAACTCCATCTAGAACTAATATCGTAAGTGCTGGAATGGTTGGCGAAGGTGAAACTGATTCACTTTCTACTTCTAAATATGGATTAGAAAAACTCATTGCTAAAAAAGCTCAAGTAACTAGTCAATCTACAGTTGAAGAACTAGAAGATGCTGGTTATGATGTGTTAAATTTAATGAGCCAAGATGTTGCTGAAACTATGGCTCAATTAGAAGGTTCTCAATTTGTTAACGGAAATGGTGCTGGCAATAATTGCGAAGGCTTTTTAACGAACTCAAATGTTCCATTCATTGTTTCTAGCGTAGCAGATAAAATTACTTTCGATTCCTTAATTCATGCGACTGGTCAATTAAAATACGGCTATAATCCAATTTATGCATTTAATCGCAAAACATTAGCAGAAATTCGTAAATTAAAAGACGGCGAAGGTGGATATTTGTGGCAAGCTGGCAATTTAGCCGCTGGAGTTCCAAATCAATTAAATGGTTATAATTATATAATTTTGCCAGATATGCCTGATATTGGTGCAAATACTTTTCCTGTAATCTTTGGTGATTTTGCAAGAGGTTATGTAATTGGAGATAGAAAAGGAATGACTATGCTTCGTGATGAAATTACTAAAAAACGCGAAGGTAAAATAGAGTTTACTTGGTATAAACGCTTTGCAGGCATGGTTCAATTGCCAGAAGCTTTTGTAAAAATCAAAATTTCAGCTTAATTAATTAACAAAAGGACTAAAAATATGTCAAGTGTAGACCAAAAAAATAATATTAGTGTAAAACATGCACTAAATATTAAAGCAATTTCAACAACTGCAACTACTGCTGGCGTTGAAATTGACACTCAAGGTTTTGAATCGCTAACTTTTGTTATCGAAACAGGAGCTAGAACCGATGGAACTATTACGCCACTTCTTCAAGAGTCTGATACTTCAGGCTCTTATAGTGGTTCAGTTGATGATAATGATTTAATTGGAACTGAGGCTTTAGCCGCTCTTTCAACAGCTCAAGCTCGTTCAATTGTTGGTTATGTAGGTAAAAAAAGATATGTTAAATTATCTTTAGTTTCAACAGCAGTAAGTTCTGGCTTAACAGCTGGAGCAACTGCAATTCTTGGAAATGCTCGTAGCAATCCAGTTGCTTAGTTAATTAGAGGGGCGTAAAAAACCCCTCTTTTTTAAATTAAATTTATACTATATGTTAATAAAAGTATTGAAAACTACTAAAGGTGCAAAAAATCAAAATGGCGTTGAATGCCAAGAGTATTTAGCTAACAAAACTTACGAAATCTTTGATGAATTAGCGGAAGTATTTATATCACATGGCTGGGGAGTTAAAGCAATTGATAATCTCGAAGAAGATAAAATTGAAATTCAAGAGGAAAAAGCTTTAGATATTTTAGAAAATAAAGCAATTGATAATCTCGAAAATAAATCTATTAAAACAAAAAAAGGTAAATAATTATGTCAAATGTATCAAACTATTTTAAACAACCAGCTTCTAATTCAAGTGATAACGCATTAGTTCTTGGCGGAACTGTTGAAACTGCAGGCGGACAATCAGTTAAGAAAGTTTATCTTAACACATATATTGGCGACATCTCAACAGCTGGTCAAATTTATGTAGTATCTCCAGTTTCTGGAACAATTACTAAAATTTATTCAGTAATTAACGGTGCAATCACTGGTGCAAATACTATTCTTACTCCAAAGCTTGCAGGAACTGCAATCACTGGTGGAGCTATTACAATAGCTTTTTCAGGTTCAGCAGAAGGAGATGTTGATTCATCAACTCCAACAGCTTTAAATACAATAGTTGCTGGTGATGCAATTGAAATTGAAACCGATGGCGGATCAACAGGAACCGTTAAAACTGTATTAACAATTGAAATTACTTTAAGCTAATGACTATATCACAATTTCAATCAAATCTTGGTTTTGAAGCAGAGGCAACAATTGCGGTAGAACAAACAAAATCTAACGCAATTGATTTATATGGAACTTCGTTAATTGGATTTATAACCGATGCGAATTTGACAGGCACTGCTTTAACATTTGAAGGAAGCGACAGCTTAACTGGAACTTATGTCCCAATTCATAATAATAGCGGTGTAATTAGTCGAACTGTAGCAACTTCCAAATATTATCTTGAATCTTCAGTTGACACTTTTAAAGGTTTAAGATTTTTAAAAGTTGTTTCGGGAACTATTCAAGCAACAAATCCTGCGGTTATTAAAATTGTTAGCAGACCATAATTTAACAATATTAGCCAAGTAAAATTGGCTAGTATTTAAATAAAATATCATGACAGTATCGCCAATAAATTACATTTTATCAACGGACGCAACAACCGAAATAATCACATTAGCCGAGATTAAAATTTTTTTAAAAATTGATGGCAGTGATTACGATAGTATTTTAACTCCTTTTATTAAAGTTTCTCGTCAAATTGGAGAAAAAATAACGGGGCGTGATTTTGTTGAAAAAGAATATAAAACATTTCTAGATTGTTTTCCTGATTGCCACGGAATTGAGATTAGAAAAAGTAAATTAAAATCAATTACATCAATTCAATATTACGATGTTAATAACGCATTACAAACATTAAGTTCTAGTGATTATTATTTTACAAATGATGCAAATTATTCATCAATATATATTAACAATGATAAATCTTTTCCATCAACTTATGATAGAAAGCAAGCGGTTATAATTACTTTTAAAGTTGATTATCCAAACTTTCCAGCAACATTAAAACAAGCGTTGCTAAGTGTTTGTGCTTATCTTTATGAAAATGCTGGCGATTGTGTAAACGAAAATAATTCACAATTTAAATCTTTGTTTTTTCCATATATTATACCACAAAAATTTATTATATGAAATGTCAGTCAATAAAAAGAACTGTAAATAAAGTTTGCATTGGCGATTTTAATCATAAAATTAAAATACAAACAACTTCAATCTCTCCAAATAATGCACCTAACGGACTTTCAAGCGTAGTATTTACAACAGTTGCGGAAGTGTGGGCAATGATTAAAACAAATCCATCAAGAGAATTTGTCGATGGCGTTAATATTGAGAATGGTTTGAACACTGATTTTTATGTTCGTTTTAATACTGCAATTCCTTTAACCAAGCAACTTTGGATAGAATACAAAAATAATTTATATAAAATAACTAACACTGACAATATCGATAAAATGGATAACATAGTGCGGTTAAGAAGCACAGAGAAAGGCGATAAAACAATTAATGCTAACAAACGATGATTAAAGTAAAAGCTGGCTCAAGCAACGAAAAAACAATGAAGTTTTTATATGAATTGCCAGTTGATTTAACAAAAGCAATTCGTCAAGGCTTTTACACATCAGGAAAGCAATTAGTCGCAGATTTAAACAAAGATATGAAAGCCCCTAAAAGTGGTAGAGCTTATAAAGTTTATCGTGGAGTTAGTGGCAAATTAAAGAAGCCTAAATTACATATTGCATCAGCACCGAGCGAAACGCCCGCAATCATTACAGGTAAGTTTAGAAAGTCTGTTGATTTTGCGGTTAGAGGGAATAGAACCCTTGAATTCGGTGCAAATCAATCAGCTCCAGAATATGCGGAATTTTTAGAAAAAGGAACTTCTAAAATGGAAGCAAGAGAGCCGTTTAAACGCACAGTTTTAAAGCTTAAAGATAAAATTAAATCAAACATAGATATTCAGTTAAAAAAGGCATTGGAGGGTAAAAAATGAAAGGGGTTTACATAGTAAATAGATTAAAAGAAATTTTGCCAAAATATACTGATGATTTTTCAACAATAATTAATGTCTCTTCATTAACAAGAAGTGGTTCAACTATTACTTGCACAACCACAACCGCTCATGGATTATCAACTAATGATTACGCAACAATTCGAGGTGCAAAAAAACCAATTGCTTTAACCTCAATTACTTTTTCAAATGGAATTGCAACAGCGACGGCATCAACCGACCACGAATTAACCGACCCTTCTAAATTTTCTCCAGCAAATTTACCTTTATATGTTGAGATTGCGGGAGCTAGTGGATATAATGGCGTAAAAGAATTAGTAAGCGTTCCAACTAATTTAACATTTAAATTTAAAGTAAGTGGAAGCCCGTCAACTGTATCGGGTGGATATTTATTATTAGAAGACCAAGAAGGCTATAATGGTTATAAACAAATTACAAAAATTGATGCAACTTCTTTTTCTTACCAAACAACTGGTTCTATGCTATCGCCAGCACAGGGAACGATCCAAGTAAGTTGCTTAACTAGAATTGACCACGCACCAACGCCAGCAAGAATACAACAATATTATTCAACAAATTCAAATAATATTTCGCAGGTTTGGGCTTTCGTTGTTTTAAGTCAAAACCAAGCTTTTAAAGATGATACAATTGTTGGCGATTCATCTTCTTCAAATAAAAAAAATGAGTCTTATTGGAATACATCTATGCAACAATTCAATATTTATGTTGTAATTCCTTCAACAGGTTCAACCCTTGGCGGTATTTCACAAGACCAAGCAAAAACCTATTTAAACCCGCTTTTAAAATGCTTAGCAAATTATATTTTTGTAAGTGATTTAAAAGAAGAAAAAACTCAACCATGTCAATTTATTGGCGATGAAGCAGATGATTACATTGAAGCAAGATATACACATAGATTTGATTTTACCGTTCCAAACATTATACAAACAGAAGATACGGCAGATTTCGACAATGGAACACCATTAAAAATAATCGATGGAATATTTGAAGATAACAACCTTGAATTTTATGTTAATACTAGGAGTTAATCATAGTTTTTCACATTGAGAAAATTTAAATTTTTAGCATGATTTTAACATCAAAATTAAATTTTATTTTATGAAATTAAAAATAAATCAAGATATTAAAACGCCAAACGGCAAAGTCTTTAAAGATTCAATTATTGAAGTTGATGATATTGACGGAGTGCCATCAGAAATATTTTGGCGTAATAGAATAAGAGATTCAGCAATTGATAATTGCGTAGAGATTGTATCAACTCAAAAAAAGGTAAATAAATAATGGGTGCATCATTTCCAAATATAACTTCAAATATTAAATCAGCTTTAACTGCCAAAAATGCGGGCGAGCGTTCAATTTTGTTAGTCGGTTGTATGATTAGCGGAACTGCTTCAAGCGGTCAACTAAAAGAAGGCATTATTTCTAAAAAAGAATTTAATGATTTCTTTGGTGCTAAATCACAAATTGCAAAAGCTGGTAGAGCCATGATTGATGCTCTTTCAGTTTCTAAAATTAAACCTAAAATTAGTGCAATTGGTTTAACTGATAATGCTTCAGGCGTTGCATCAACAGGGACGATTGCATTTAGCGGAACAGCTACCGAAGCAGGAACTTTAACAGTTTACATTGACTCAATTAGAAATGGTAAATATGAATTAGCCGTTGCCAGTGGTGCAACCGCCAGCTCAATTGGTGCTAATTTAGAAACTTTAATTACCGCCAATACTTATTCTCCAGTAACCGCAGTAAATACAAGCGGTTCAGTTGCTTTAACTGCTACTAACGATGGAACTCAAGGAAACACAATCGGACTTAAAATAGTTGGTTCAGTTGCTGGAATTACTGCAACACTTACAGCAATGGCGAGCGGTGCAACTAATCCAATTCTAACATCTTTATTTGATTCAGTTGTTGACCAAAGATATACCTCTATTGTTTACCCTGCCGAGTGGGGAACTTCAACTTTAACAGCTTTTACAGAAGCAAGATTTAATGTTGATAATAAAATTATTGACGGCATTGGTATAACTTCTAAACCTGATACTTATTCAAATACAAACACAGCAGGCGATGCTTTAAATCAAAAAACTTTAGCATATTTAGGAATGCCATTAATTGCAACATCAACTCACAAAGGTGGAGCAATCTTTGAAAGTCCAATTGTTATTGCTTCTTATTTTGCTTGCCTAAGAGAATTAAGATTAACAGAAGGTGCAAATGTATCATCAATTACAACTAATGGACAATCAATTGGCGGTAGCTTCTTTGGTGGCATACCTTATCATAACACTCCATTTAATTTGCTTCCAACCATTGAAACTGGACATGATTTTACAGATACAGAATGTGTAGAATTAGAAAATAGTGGAATCACTTTGCTTAGAAATAATCCATCAAATACAACTATTATTTGTAATGAAGCGGTTACGACTTACAAAACAGATGCATTAGGACAAATTGATAAAACTTTTAAATATATTAACTATGTTGATACATTAACAATTGTTCGTGATTATGTTTTCCAAAATCTAAAAGCTGATTTCTCACAACATATTCTAACAACTGGTCAATTAATAGCTGGTCGCCCTATGGTTAATCGTGAAGGCTTTATTGCTAAAATGATGGGCTATTATGGAGCTTTATCAGGTTATAAAACTGGCAATAATAATTATGTATTATTGAGAGCTGGTAGCGAAGAAGCTAATGCATTTAAACAAGCTTTAGAAGATTCAATTGTGATTACTTTGGTTGATGGAAAAATCACCGCAGAATCAATCGCAAATATTGTTTCACAAGTTAGACAACTTATTGTTAATTTCACTCCAACCTTTGAATAATTATGGCAATTCTAGATTACGGCAATTTATCAATTAACGGAACTGTTATCTCTTACGAGGGAGCGGTTAAAATTGAAGCAGGCACAAAAAAGCGTATTGTAAGTCCACAAGTAAACGGTGGTAAAATAATTACGACTGATATTTCAACTAATGTAAGTAAAATTACAGTTAAAGTAAGGGTTACGCCAGAAAGCAATAAATTATTTGATGGCTTCTTTAATAATGGAGATAATAACACTATCTCTTTTAGAGACCAAAACTTTTCAGCTTGTGCTTTAGAAATGCTTCCAGAGCGTGAAGATTTAGCAACTGTTGATTATGTATTTTTAGGCGACCCAGCAATTTAGTTTTTATGGATAATATTACTTTTGATTTACAAACTCCGTTAAAAGTTCAAGCCAATGTTGATGGTAAGAATGTTTTTAATGATTTAGATAAAATTTATTTAAAAGCTCCGACTTACAAAGATAAAGATAAAACTCTTATATTAAAGAAAAAGTTTATAGAAGCAATCTTTGCAATGACTGCAACAATTCAAAAACAAGATGCTCAAGAACAAATAGGCGAAGGCAAACTTGATTCAAAAGCAATCAAAGCAATTTTATTCGCTTCTAAAGATTTTGACATTGTGGCATATTTTAAACATTTTGAAAGCCTTTTAATTAATGTTGCTTTTAAGGATGAAGATATGAAACAACCCTTAATTATTAGTGAAGTGCAAAAGATTGATGAATCAGATTTTGAGGAGCTATTGGCTAAATATATAGAGGTTTTTTTTATTGTTTCTTGGATGAAGACTCTAAACTAGAAACTATTATTTGCAACCTCGCATATTTTTATAAAGGGTCAGCAAGTATGGACTGGTTAGAGTCGCAACCAATACCAAAGCTTTTAAGATTACAAAAAGAGGCGGAGAAAATTAACAAACAACTAGAAAAAAATGTTTAAAATATCTTACATATACGATTTAGTTGATAACATAAGCCCTCAATTAAAGAAGATACAATCAAACTTAGAGCAGGTAAATAATAAGGTTGCTAATACAGCTCAATCAATGTCAAATTCTTTTAATAAAATTGGTGATTCATTAAAACAAACTTCTCAATCTGTTAAAAATGTTGGTTCAACATTAGCTCCTTTTTCTGTAGCTATGGGTTTAATTGGAGTTAAAGCTTTTAAATCGGCTGCAGAATTTGAGATGTTAAGAATAAGAATGAATGTTTTAACTGGAAGTGTAGAAATGGGGGGAAAGGCATTTGCAGAAGTCACCAAATACGCCGCTAAAACTCCATTTCAAATACAAGATATTAGTAAATCTTTAAATATGATGATGTCAACGGGTGGCATGGGTTTTGAAGAAGCAATGAAAACTATAAAAATTCTTGGTGATATAGCGGCAATTTCAGGAGGTGAAATGAGTGGAATGGCTTTAGCACTTTCCCAAACATCAGCGACAAGTAAATTATTGGGACAAGATTTTAACCAATTTGTCAACAATAGCGTTCCTTTAATGAAAATTTTAAAAGATTACACAGGTAAAACTACTGCACAAATTATGCAGATGAAAGAAGATGGTGCTTTAAGTTTTGATATTGTAGCAAAAGCAATGGAGAAAGCAACAAAAGCTGGCGGTTTATTTGAAAATGGTGCAGAAATAATGTCAACTACTTTATCAGGGTTGGCTTCAAGCTTAATTGATAATGTCAATATGGCTTTTGCAGAACTTGGTGCAGAAATGGCAAAGGTTATTGGAGCCTCTGAGCAAATAACTAAGCTATCTGATATTGCTAGTAAATTAACCGAAAAATTCAAATCACTTTCACCAGAAGCAAAAAAATTTATAACTTATGCAATATTAATTGGAATAGCATTAGCTCCAATTATTTTAACACTAGGTTCTTTGCTCGCCGTATTTGGATTAGTTGTTAGTGGATTTGGATTGCTTGCAGGTGCATTTGCTTTTTTATTTACGCCATTAGGTTTTACTTTATCATTATTTGCTAGAATGGCAATAGCTTTATACAGTCTTAAAGATGAATTAATAATAGTTTATGATTTTTTAAAAGATAAATTTGCTGGTGCTTTTGATTATGTAGCAGATAAAATAAAGATGGTGATGGATTTAATCAATAAATTTAGAACTGATTCAGCGGTTGTTTTAAACTTTTTAGGACTTGATAAAATGGCAAATTTTGTCGCACCAGAAATTAACCAGCCATCACAAATTAATAAATCACAAAGTTTAACGGCTGGCGGTGAATTAAATGTAAACATAAAAGGATTGCCTAAGGGTTCTAATTCTAATTTTACCCCAAGACCTAATAGCTTCTTGCCCGTTGGTATTAATTCAGTATTTGCGGGGACTTAATGACTATATTCGATACTTCACGATTACCAGATGGACAATTTAAAGACGCTTATTTTTATTACCAAGATCAAAGCGGAAGCGGTGGAAGAAAAACAATTACTCATGAATATCCAAATAAAAAAGAAAGATATGTTGAGGATAATGGCGGGTTAGAAAAGAAATTTACAATTACGGCTTATACCGATGATAATGTTGATTATGCAGAAAGAGATGATTTAATATCAGCCTTAGAAGAAAGTGGGGCAGGAACATTAACACACCCAGAATTTGACGAATTACAAGTTGTTTGCACTGGTTATAGTTTTTCTTCAAGCATAAAAGAGCTTGGAATAACAAAATTTACAATAGAATTTGAAGTTGCATCGCTTAACATATTACCGACAGCTATTGACGGCAATAAAGGCTTTCTTGATAGCTTAAAATCTAAAATTTTAGGTGATAATGAAAAAGCTTTTGATGCTGGCTGGAAGAGTGTAAAAAATGCAAAGAAAAAATTTGATTCAGGAGTTAAGACTTTAAAAAGAACGGCAAATAAAATAAACAATGTTGCAAAACAAATTCAAGGCTTAGGCAATAGCTTTGCAGATTTAACAACCTCTTTAAATCAAATAGCTTTAAGTGCAAATAGATTAGTCCAATCGCCGTCAATCCTAGCGTCAAATTTACGCACTTCATTTGATAATCTTGCCGTTGCTTATAATAATTCAAAAGATGTTTTTGAGACAACTAAAAAACTATTTGGATTTAATGAAAGCGACCAACAAGCTAACGGCAAATCACAACTTCAAAAAGATATAAAAGCAAACCAAGACCAGCTAAATAATTTTGTCAATGTGGCGGTTTTGGCAACTGCTTATAATGCTTCGGCGAATATCGAATATAATAATTTGCAAGAATTAAATCAGGTAATAAATGATTTAGAAAATGGATTTAATCAATTGCCAGATGTTGATAGAAATTTGCGAGATTTATTAATTCAAATGAAGATTGAAGCAACAAAGATATTTTCACAATTAGCGATTAGCTTGCGAAATGTAGCAGATTATGAAGTATTTAATCCTATTAGCTTAAATTGCTTAGTCTATAAGCTCTACGGCTCTCTAGAGTTAAAAGAAACGATTAGATTATTAAACAACTTTGGCGATACAACAAGGATTCAAGGCAACATTAAAATCTTAACAAATGTCTAAAATAACTTTAGAAGTTGATGGTATTGAATATGAAGGCTTTACAGATATTGCTGTTGCTAGCTCGATGGAAGGTTTTTCCTCTTCTTTCTCTTTCTCAACCACAGTAAAAGAAACAACATTAGGCGTAATACAAAATGATTTAAAATTGCAACAAAAAGCAAAAGTATTTGTTGAAAAAAATCTTATAATTACTGGATATATCGAAGCATTAGATATTAGTTATTCAGCAGATTCGCATTCAATCACCGTATCAGGTAGAGACATTGGTGGGGACTTAATAGATTCCTCAATAATCCAAAAATCTTATAGCATTAAAAACTTTGTAAATTTAATTAATCGAGTTTTACTTGATAATGGATTTACAATTAAAGTTATTAATAAAGTTGGTGTATTAAATTTAGAGCCAACGGAAGTTGTCAAAGCTGAGAAAAGCGAAAGTGTTTTTGATTTTCTTGATAGATATGCTAAAAAACTTCAAGTCATACTTAAAATTGATGAAAATGGCGATTTAACAATTATTAGAGAAGATAGCGATGTTGTTAAAAATATGATAATAAATAATTTTACTTTTGATACAAATATTTTATCAGCAAATCTTAATTTATCCACGGTCGATAGATTTAATGTAATTCAAGTTTATTCACAAGGCAATAATAAGACTCACACTAAAGCAAGTATTTCGCAAAAAGGAACTGCTTCAGATTCTCAAATAAGAAAAACTAGACGCAAAATAATTTCAATGGATACTGCATCACAATCTAAATCTTTAAAGTCTTTAGCGGAATGGAATGTTAATTTAAGAAGGGCGAAAGGTTCAAGATATTCTTGTAGAGTTGTTGGCTTTTTATCTTCAAATAAACAAGTTTGGAAGCCAAATACTTTGGTTGATGTCATAGATTTAACCACACAAATTGAAGGAACTTTTTTAATTCAAGGAGTAGAATTTACTCAAAGTTTACAAGGCTCTTTTACAAGCCTTGATATTGTGGAGCGTGGGGCATTTAGCACTTCAGGAATTAAAAGTTTTGGCAATAGTTTCGCAACTGGTTTAATTAAAGTATCTTAATATTCTTTTTCCTTCCTGCATTTTTCTTTTTAATGTCAATTTTTAATTCCTCGCACATTTTTTTTATTGTCAAATACCCGACTTTTAATTGCTTTGACGCTTGAGTTAATCCAACTTTATTAATTAATAATTGAAGGTCTTGTTTTGTAGTATTTATCATAAATTTTGAATATTTTCTTTAGTAATATATTTTTTAATTGTTGTTAAAGTATTTATTTTTTTGTCTAGATTATTTCTAATAAGTTTTTCAAGCCCAGTATTGACATAAAAATTATAAATATTGCAAGCTTTACTTTGCCCTATTCTATAGATTCGATGCAGGCTTTGCTCCTTATCTTTGTAGTCAAATGTTTGACTTAAATAAATTATGTTATTACAAAATTGTAAATTATGCCCAAGGCTTCCGCTTCCATAAGTGCAAGCGAGTATCTTGGCACCATTTCTAAGCAATTCAATTCCCTTTTTATTTCTTCCCGAGTATTCAACGCAATCAAAATTCTCTTTTAAATAATTAAGCTCGCTAACATATTTAACATAAACTATAACTTGATTATCTTTAGTAATTTCATTTATTAATTCTTCAAACTTATTATGTTTATCTAAGCATAATTCGGTATAATGATGTTGTAATTTTTGGCAAATTGCCAAGAAGTCAAAATCTTCAACCATATTTTCATAAACTTCACGCTTGAGTTCTCCATAATTTTCTTTTTCAATTTCATTTAAATAACAATCAATGTCAATGAAATTTAGACCACAATTTATTTCAAGTTCAGCATCAAAAATATAAGGCTTAATAGTCTCAATTAAAGCTTCCTCATTGTAAGGTTTATTGCCCTTCGCATAACTTCGATAACCATCTTTTTTATAAATCAAAAAGTTATTAGCAAATTGCCTTTCTGTCATTTTCAAAATATTCGGGTGAATAAATTGAATTTGAGAATACAAATCAAGCAAGCTATTAGTTATTGGCGTGCCATTAAGAATTAATCTAAATTTAAATAAATGCCAATTTTGCAACAATCTTTTCGTTCTTTTTGCGATTGAATTTTTAATTATTATTGATTCATCAATAATACAAAAAGTTGCTTTATTTGTTGCTAAATTAACCATCTCTAAATACTTGTTATCACTACTACCAACGCCTTCAATTGTAAAATAATGAATTGGCTTAGTTAAGCCACCGCTCCATTTATTTATTTCCTCGACATAAGATTTAGATTTAATCAAAGAGGCGGGGGCAATCCAAATTATGCAATCATAGTCATCTTGTCTTGATAATGCCAAATCCATTGCAACCTTTGTCTTGCCAGTTCCCATTGACATAAATAAAATGCCACCTTTAAGCTTGCTTAATTTTTCAACCGCTCTTTTTTGATAATCAAAATTATTCACCAACCTCCCAAGATTTAGAAAATTCTTTATCTTTAAATAATGATGCTAAACCTGTGATTTGCTTTAATCGCAATAATTCGTCAGCATCCATTCCTAAATGCTTTGCAATCCATCTATCGCTTTTGCCCATTTCTAATAATTCAGCAACTATATTTGACATTAAATCAACAGAATGCGAACCCCTAGCCCTATTATGTCGAATTGTTGAAGCCATTCTATTGCTAATATCTTTATCGATTACAACTATTGGCAATCGCCCCTCTTCTCTATCAAATATATCTTTGTGTTTTTTAATAATTGTGTATCGATGGAAGCCATCAACTATTTCATATTTATCTATTTCAGGTAAATAATAACACACAATAGGCATTGTGTAGCCATCATTTAAAATTGATTCATATAATAATTTCATTTCAGGACTTGCAACGCTATTGGGATTGTAAGCATTTGCTTGTATTTTTTCTACTGGTATAGATAAAACATTGTAAACGGGAGATTTAAAATTTGTCATAATTTTTTGGTTTAATAGTTAGTAAATTAAAAAAATCTAATTGAACTGGACTTTTATCTCCTAATTCAATTTTTTTTAAAATATGATAATATTTTGATTTTTTAGGTTGTAATCCTAAAGACTTTAAAGCTATATCATTTTTTAAAATTGCAATACAAATATCCTTATACGATGGAGCAAGATTTAATTGACTTAATCTTGTTGGAATTTCATCGGGTATTCCCTTAGAATAACCCTTTGTCTCCCAAGTTTTTATGTAATCTTCTATTTTGTTTTTCATATTCTTTAATTAATTTATCAGCAACTCTATTAGCTAATAATCTAGCTAAAGGAGTCATTCTTGACCAGCTTTCTCTAGTTAATATTTCGGGAATGCCTATTTCATAACAACAGGTTGCTTGACCTATCCAAGAACGACGATTTATTTTTTTATTTGTTAAATTATGCGAAGCAGATTTATGCCAATCAAAAATCATATTTCTAGCTACTTTTTCAAACTCTATTGGGTCAGATAATAAATCTTTTGCTAGCTCTATTAACTGCTCAGAGTCATCTTTTTTTTCAAGGCAATACATACCAGCTTGAAAGTCCTCCCACTCTAAGTAATGATAAAATACTTGAATCATAAATTTTTATATTTAAATAATAATTCCTTCATTCGTTCTTGTTGTTGCTTAGTTTGAGTAAATGAAATTGTTTTGCAAAGGTGGTCATTTTTTAATATACAAATTGCCATTCTACGCCATGTTGGAGCAAGTTTTGCACTCTCAATTTTAGCATCGAGGCAATCATTAATTTTTGTGTAAACTAATAATTGCTTATTTTTTTTACCTCTAGTTGAAAATTTATCTAAAATTTTTGCACCATCGGGCAAATTTTCTTGTAAATTATTCCGCACTGGACAACCTTTTTTATTCCAGTATTTCATAAACTTAATGAATTTTTTTTTATAATGACTAGATAATTCAGGGGGTAAAGTTGAAAGCAATAATTTTGTATAACTTTTCCAAGTATGTCCTTTGGGTAGTTTAATTTTTCCATAACCCATAATTTTTTCACCGCAATAAATGTTGCCAAAGTTAGCTCCACTTACACGATTAACAACTTTTGCCCAAGTATCCTGTTCAATTACCCTAAATAAAGCTAATCCAATTCTTTGGTCATCGCCATAGGGTTGACAAATTCTTTGATTTGCACTTGATAAACCTGCTTTCCAACATAAATCATAAACCTTATTGTAATTCCAATTCGATTTAGCGTTTCCAATCCAACTATCTTCTGTAGTCACATCATAAATTGGATAACACTTAAAACCATTGTGATTTCTTGCTGTTGTCCAA